GCAGATAGGGCGGTACGTGGACCGGCAGCGGCAGGCGGGGCCGGTGTGGGAGATGCAGGGGCGCGCGTTGGCTGAGTTGGGCGTGGATGTGGCGGCGTTGTGGCGGCGGTACGGGGGTGTGGAGTGACGTACACGCTGCACCACGGCGATTGTTTGGAAGTGCTGCCAACGCTCCCGGCAAATAGCGTTGACCTGATTGCCACGGACCCGCCTTATTACAAGGTTAAGGGCGAGGCATGGGATAGGCAATGGGACACGCCGCAGGGGTTCTTGTCTTGGCTTGATACCGTACTCGCTGAATTGTATCGGGTGCTAAAGCCTAACGGTTCGCTCTATATGTTTGCATCGCCACGGATGGCGGCACGGGTGGAGGTGCTAATAGCGGGGCGGTTTAATGTGCTGAATGGTATCAGGTGGGTAAAAGAGGCGGGGTGGCACAACAAAGCGGAAAAGGAAACGCTACGTTCTTACCTGTCACCGTGGGAGCACATCATTTTTGCCGAACACTACGGTGCAGACGGTTACGCCAAGGGTGAAGCGGGGTATAGTGCCAAGTGTGACGAGTTGCGCGGGTTCGTGTTTGAGCCATTGCGGGCGTATCTGGCAGGCGAACGCAATCGGGCGGGACTCACTACGCAGGATATAGCAGAAGCATGGCGCATCAAGACAGGCAACACCAACCGCACAGGGCAGGCGGGGCATTGGTTCGAGCAAGTGCAATGGACACTGCCTACAGCCGCCAACTATGAATGGTTGCGGCAAACAATGAGCAACCTCAACCACGGCGGGCAGTACTTGCGCCGTGAGTACGAGGACTTGCGCCGTGAGTACGAGGACTTGCGCCGTGAGTACGAGGACTTGCGCCGTCCGTTCAACGTCTCGGCAGACGTGCCATATACCGACGTGTGGACGTTTAAGACGGTCAACGCCTACCCCGGCAAGCATCCGACAGAAAAGCCGCTTCCGCTGATGCGCCACATTATCGAAGCGTCAAGCCGCCCCGGGGCGGTGGTGCTTGATTGTTTCATGGGCAGCGGTACAACCGGCAAGGCGGCGCAGGATTTGGGGCGGGAGTTTATCGGCATCGAGAAAGACGCCGGATATTTCGCGCAGGCAAAGCGGCGCATCGAATCCGTGCAACCTGCGTTGATGGAGGCGGCAGACTAATGAGCAAAACATCAAGCGACTACGCCCCCTGCGTGCAAATTCACCGTGACGGGCGCACGCGCAAGGGTAACGTCAAGGCGGCGCTGCTGCTGACACCGGACGCGGCACGGGCGGCACTGGTGGAGCGCGGCGTGGTGTACGTGCGGGTGGAGGATGCGGAAAACCTCTTGTGTCCTAGCGATAACGGATAACCTCTTGCATGGCGCAATGTACAGCGAAGTCAAAGCGCAGCGGAGAACGTTGCAAAGCCAATGCGGTAGAGGGGTATACAGTTTGCAGGATGCACGGCGCAGGTTCACCGCATCAAGGCAAACCGGGGGGCGCACCAATCAAAACGGGGCGCTACAGCATCAAGCGCACCGAACTAGCACGCAAGGCACAAGAGTTTGCTAATGACACAACGCCGGGGGATTTGACGGGCGAACTTGTTTTGATGCGGGCTTTACTGCAAGAGTATCTAGACAGGTTTGACGATAACGCCCGCCTGCCGTTTGACGACATAGAACGCATTTTCGGCATGGTGGAGGCAATCGGGCGGCTAGTGGAGCGTATCGCCAAGGTACTCGCAACAACGGCGCTGACGCAAGTAGAGGTGCAAAGATTCGAGCAAGCGTTCTTAACGGAATTACCCAAGTATGTTCCTGAGCCAAGCAAGCGGGTGGAACTTATCAAGGCAATCGGGTGGACTCTCGGCATTAGTGTCGAACCTGCACCGGCAGGTTATATCGACGTATCCAACTAATGACGACGCCGCGCCCTCCTGGTACACGCACGGCGCACGCCCTGAACAGTACCCACCCCCCGGCGATTGGCGCACCTGGCTCATTCTCGCGGGACGCGGTTGGGGCAAGACTCGCACGGGTGCGGAGTGGTTGCGTGACCAACGCGACACCTGTCCGCGCATGGCAATTATTGCGCCGACGTTCGCAGACGCCCGCGATACTTGCGTGGAGGGCGAAAGCGGGTTGCTGTCTATCTGCAAGCCTAGCGAGGTGGCAAAGTGGAATCGCAGCATTGGCGAGTTTGAGTTCAGCAACGGGGCGCAAGTCAAACTATTTAGCGGCGACAAACCGGCACGTCTGCGCGGTCCGCAGCATCACGCGGTATGGTTCGATGAACTCGCGGCGTTTCAGTACGTTCAATCGGCGTGGGACATGGCTATGTTTGGCTTACGTCTAGGCGACAATCCGCGCGCCGTGGTGACGACAACACCGCGCCCGCTACCGCTAATCAAGACGCTGATTGCCGACGCCAAGACACATGTCACGCGGGGCAGTACATACGACAACCGCGCCAACCTTGCGCCCGCGTTCTTTGAGGATATTGTTAGCCGCTACGAAGGGACTCGGCTAGGTCGGCAGGAGTTGAACGCCGAACTGATTGACGACGTAGAAGGCGCATTGTGGACGCGTGACGTGTTGGAGGCGAACCGCGTAACGAACTGCCCCAACACGGTAACGATTGTGATCGGCGTGGACCCCAAGGTAAATGCAGGGGCGGACAGTGAAACGGGGATTGTCGTGGCGGCGGTTGGCAGCGACGGCAAATACTACATCCTAGACGATGCCAGCATTAATGATGTGCCTGAACGTTGGGCGCGGCAAGTCGTCAGCACCTACCATAAATGGCGCGCCGACCGCGTTGTTGTGGAGCGCAACCAGGGCGGCGATATGGTGGCGGCGATGTTGCGGGCAGTAGATGCCAACCTACCTATAACGGAGGTATACGCCACTAAGGGCAAGTACACGCGAGCCGAACCAATCAGCGCCATGTATGAGCAAGGCAAGGTTAAGCACGTCGGGGCGTTCCCCAAGTTGGAAGACCAGCTATGTACATGGGTTCCCGGCGAGGACTCCCCCGACCGTCTTGACGCGATGGTATGGGCGGTGACTAACCTAATCGGCAGGGTGAGTAGCTACGTCGATTTTGTGTGAGATTGCAGCGCGTTTTAGTGCGAATTATGACGAAAGTAAATGATTGTTTTCTTGCGTCATAACCTTTTAACGGCGGGCAAGGCGGCGTGATGTGGAGGGATTCAGCATGGCGACATTAACGACCAGAGAGCGCGAGATTGTTGGCTTACTCGCAGACGGCAAGACGCAGGCGCAGATAGCCCGCGAGCTTTGCATTGCCTATTGCACGGTGCAGACGCACGTCGAAAACATCAAGCAAAAGACAGCCGCCAAAAGCGCGGTAGACATTGCGATTAAAGCCGCGGTGCTCCGTTCCGGCGCATAAATCCCACAGGTACAGGATAGAATACCTGTTCTGAATCCGCTACACTGAACATAGTGGCTTTTGACGTGTTAGGGGCGGCGGGGCGGGTAGCAGATGGGATTCAGGGACAATATTGCACGCCTATTGGGGTACGCGCCTGTCTCGCAGGTTGACCCGTATTCGCTTATTCCCCGCGCCCCCGCCAAAGCCGCCCCCATCCCCAACCCCCCCGCGTTCCTGCGTGCCGAAGCCGTTGCAGAAGCCTACAGCATCCCCGACCGTGACCTGCCTGAAGCGCAGCTAGAGCTTTATCAGCGGTTATCCTGGGTACAGATTGCGGTCAGCAAGATTGCTGAGGTTGGGGCAACGACGGCGTTTAACGTTCTATCGTTAAGCGGCGAGGAAACGAACGACATACCGAACCATCCATTCGAGCTATTGCTAAGGCGTCCGAATCCCCTGCAAAGTCGCGCGGAGTTCTTAGAAGGAACGTTCATCGATTTTTGTTTGACCGGCAACGCCTATTGGTGGCTTAACATCGTCGGCGGCAAGCCCGCTGAGTTGTGGCTGCTCCCCCCGCACAAAGTCAAACCGGTGCCGGATGGCCGGCAGTACTTGCGCGGCTATCTCTACGAAGCGGGGCAGGGCGACCCGATACCGCTCGAACTGTCGGAGGTGGTGCATTTTCGCCGTTTCCATCCGCTGAACTCGTTTGTCGGCTTGTCGCCTATTGAGGCGTTGGCGGTTGTGGCTACTGGCGACATGGCCGCGCAGAAGTGGAACACCAACTTTTTCAACAAAGACAACGCCAAAATGCCGGGTATCTTAGCGTTTGCCGACCCAATACCGGACCCTGATTGGGACCGCATGGGGCGCGAAATTAACGAGAAGTACGGCGGCACTAAGCGGCAGTTAATGCGTATTCGTGGTGCCGGCAAAGGCGGCGTCGAATGGATTTCGACTGCTATATCGCAGTCCGACATGCAATTTCTCGACGGGCGCACGTTCACCAAAGAAGAAATCTTCGCCATCTACGCGCCGGGGCTTTCGTCCATGTTGGCAGTGAACGCCACCGAAGCCAACAGCGTAAGCGGTAAGCGCACGTTCGTTGAATACGGCGTGTGGCCGCACCTGGTGCGCGTGGCAGAGAAAATCACGAACGACCTGCTACCGCTGTACGGCCCTAACTTGATAGGCGAGTTTGAGGATATCCGGGTAACAGACAAGCAGCTAGAGCTTGCGGAAATCTCCGCCTACTCGCAGACGCACACGGTTGACGAAGTGCGCTCTCGCTACTATCAAGACGAGCCGCTTGGCGACGACCGCGGTAATCTGCTTGTGACTGAAGTAGGCAAGGGGCTTACACCTGCCGACCCTGAAGCGCAGGAAATCGGTAAGGAACTACAGCGGCGCGCGTTGGAGGCTCCACAACAGCAGGAGCAAGACACCGAGGATGCGGCAGACGAGAGCGAACCCGGCGACGATAGCGAGGATGCACAGGAGGAAACGTCACATGACAACATGGGGCAAATGCAAGCCGAAGGGCGGCAGCAAGGGGAAAGGCAAGCGGAAGTAAAGGCGTTACGCCGTTGGCTGAAGAACCGGCGCAACCCGGACCCGCTGAAGTTCAAGCGGCTGCACCTGTCGGCAGATGACGTGCTCGACATTGCCGCAGACATGGGCATAGGGGAGGCAGACACGGAACAGCCCCCTTTCACCATGACGGATGGGAGCAATACCCGTGAACGCTGGCAGGCGGCAATCAAGGCGCTGCAACTACAGCTTGACCCCGGCGAGGATGACGCCGCAGAACGTGTGTATGCCGAACTGGAACGGCGCGGCGAAACGGCAATCATGCGGGCGTTTCGGGAGCAATGGAAGAACCTGCTGCCACCCAACGCCGAGAACATGAATTTAGATGAACTCATGGCATACGTGAACGCACGGCTAATCGAGCAGCAACCGGCAGTAGACGCCATCGCGCGTGTGCTGTACGACGCCGCCGGCGCGGGCGTGAACGTGGCACTAGACCAGTTGGAGCGCATCGGCATCGGCTTTGACTACACGCTCGTCAACACCCGCGCGCAGACGTGGGCGCAGCAGTACGCAGGCGAACTTATTCGGGGCATCAGTGACACCACACAGGCGGCAGTGAGACAGGCGGTAGAACGTTGGTACGGCAACGGCGAACCGCTGTCGGCACTGGTTGACGACCTGGCACGCACGTTCGACCGCAAGCGGGCGCGGCTGATTGCCATGACGGAAACCACCCGCGCGGCGGCGGAAGGCAACCGGCTTGGGTATAAGGAATCGGGCGTTGTCACGGGGCTTGTGTGGAAAACAGCTAATGACGAACTTGTGTGCCCCCATTGCGGCGCGCTGAATGGCGCAATCGTCAGCATCGACAACGGCGCATTTTACGACGAACTGCCTGCGGAGTTGCAGAGCAAGATTAAGCGCCGGTTTGAGACTCCCCCGGCGCATCCCGGGTGTCGGTGCCGCATATCGGCTCAGGTGGTAGGCGTTGGCGAAACGGTGCGACCGGCGCAGCAGCAGCAGGCGCAGGCGGTGCCGCAAGTGCAAGCAATGCCAATGGTGCAGCCAGTACAGGCGCAAGCGCGGGTGTTTGTTCCTGCTACCGATAAGGCGGAAGTCGCTCGGCGCATGGCGGCATATGTCAATAGTTATGAAATGACTGACCTGTCGCTAGACAAACAAAACGCCATTCTTAAGACGGTTGAGGATGTGTTGGGTGGCAACGGTATCAAAATTGAATCATTAGCCTACCAGAAAAAAACCGCTACGTCTTACGGTGTGGCGCGGTCAAGAGACAAGAAAATTGAAGTCGAAATACAAAAGACGTTCCTAAGCAATCCGGCAAAGAAGCAAGACGAGCAGAGTGCACTTTGGGGTAAACAGAAAGCGGAAAACATCGCAAAGTTTACTGCCTATGTGAACGACCCGAATCGGCACGGTATTCTCGATTACAACCAAAGACAACTCGCTTGGTGGTCGAAGGCTCCGCGATGGTCAACGTTTCAAGACGCAGGCAACCCGATTGACGCTGTTGTGAGACATGAACTCTACCACGCTGTAGATTTTACGAACGAAATCAAGACGGGATTTAAGTTGTCTGACCGGCTTGTCGCTGAACTGGATGCGGCAGGGGTAGACCGTAGCGATTGGGCTTTGGTGTCGTCTTACGGGGGAAGCAAACCTACCGAACTATTTGCGGAACTAGGGGCAGCGATTGACGCCCATTTAGACGTGCCGCAAGTGTTCGTGGATGCTTTTAGGAAGGTGGTGCCGTAATGCAATCGATTCAGTGCTTGCAATGCGCTCACTTTGAAGGCGGCACGGTATGCAGGGCATATCTACAAGGGATACCTGAGATTATTTGGGATGGAACACATGACCACCGCCAACCCTACAAGGGCGACAACGGCATCGTGTTTCAGCCCATTACGGCAACCAAAGCGACCGACGAACCCGACGCCTCTGAAGACGCACGGCAGGGGGCAGCATGATCACCTACGGGCTAGTTGTCAATCAGGGGCAAATCGACAAGCTGTTCAGCCGCTTCGAGCACGGCGCGGTGGTGCAAATCTTGCGCCCCCCTATGGAGGCTTCGCTGCTGAGTCTGCAAGACGCATTGACGGATTACCCGCCGCCAAGCACGGGTAAGGCGCGATTCAAGACGGCACGCCAGCGGCGGTACTTTTTTTGGGCACTGCGTCAGGGCTTTATCCAACTGCCATACCACCGCACGGGCAAGTTGGGGCAATCGTGGACGTGGCGCATTACCGTCACCGGCAGCGGCTTACGCGGGCAGGTTGGTACGAATTTGAGATACGCCAAGTGGGTGCAGAACGAGGAAAGCCAAGCGCGCATCCATCGCGGCAACTGGCTGACGGACACAGGCGCAATGCACGCCAAGCGGGAAGAAATCGGGCGGCGCTTCCGCGATGCCATTCGTGCGGCACTAGCGGCGGGGCCATCGGGGGGTTGACATGGAACAAACCGTAATCGCCATCAAAAGCGGCGACACATGGGAACTGGACGTGCTTGGCGTGCCCTACGGCGGGCCAAACAACGGGCGCGACTCGGACGGCGAGTACTTTAGCGCGCAGACGAAACTGTACCTGGACAAGTATCCAACCGTGCCCGCCGTCTACTACCACGGGTACGACGAGAACGGCGCGCCTGCCAGTGAGCCGCAAATCATCGGTAAAACAACGGGCTACGAAGTCAAGCAAGACGGCGTGTGGTTCCGCGTGGCACTCGACCAAGCAAACGAGTACGCGCGGCGCGTGTGGGAAGCCGCCAAAAACGGCATTGCCCGCGCGAGCAGCGGCAGCATTTCGCACTTGCGGCGGGTGGCACGGGACGGGCATATCACGCATTGGCCGGTGGCGGAGTTGAGCATTTTCGACGCGGTGGGCAACCGGCAACCGGCGAATCAATACGCCGTCGCCATGCCGGTAATGAAAGCAGTATATGCACAGGCGGGGCTTACCTTGCCTGACGACATAGAGGGCGAGGACGCAGCACAACCGGAGGCGGGCGCAGAAGGCGACGAGCAAAGTGCACCCGCGGTCAAGGCTGACGACACTCCCCAACAGGACACACGTACAGACAATCACCCGATGGAGGGTAAAGACATGACTGAGCAGGAAATGCAGGAGGCCATCGCCAAGGCGATTCAGGCCAACGAGG